AGCGGATGGTAAAAGTAAATGGGATGAATTAAAAGATAACTATAAAAAAGAAAACCCAGACGTTACTTTAATGGGAGATAAATTTTTAACACCCACAAGCACATTAAAAAAACCACCTAAAGATTATATATTACCATTACCAAAGCCAAAAGATGAGTAGAAAAACTAACACAGCAATGATAGCATTACTTGGTACAATCCTGATGGGATTAGCTACATGGACATTAGTCACACTCATAGAACTTCAATTAATAGTAACCATGATCCAGTCTGACTTGATGTCTATTGATAAGCAATTCGGGAGAGTATATAATTTCATTGATTCAGTTAGGGGTAAATAATGGAAAAATGTAAACAATGTAAAAAAGAATTCAAAGCTAAAGAAGAACTAGATATGTTCTGTAGCGATGAATGTAAACAAGAAGCACTAGCTGATCTTGACAGTGACAGCGATGAGTGTTTATCCTGTCAATAAATGAATCTTTCGCGAAACTTCACTCTTCAAGAATTAATTAAATCAGACACTGCTGTCCGTAAGGGCATAGATAACAACCCCAACTCAGATCAAATAGAAAAACTAAAATTACTTTGTGATAATATTCTACAACCCGTAAGAGATCATTTCGGTCCGGTAGTCGTTACAAGTTGTTACAGATCACCTGAGTTATCAGTTGCTATAGGAAGTTCTATTAACAGTCAACACTGTGATGCAGAAGCCGTTGACTTCGAGTGTCCAGGAGTCGACAATGCTGAGCTTTGTGATTGGATATATAAAAATTTAGATTTTGATCAAATGATTCTCGAGTTCTACAAAAAAGGAGAACCTAACAGTGGATGGTGCCATTGTAGTTATGTTGAAGATAAACCTAGGAAGCAGTTCTTGCATGCATTTAGAGAAGATGGTAAAACTAAATATAAACCAATAATAGGAAAAGCGGTAGATTTATAATGGCTATAACAAGAGGGCAAATACCAGTACAAATAGACGGTCAACTTAGAGGCGCTAGAAAGAAAAAAGCACCATTAGGGTATCATTTTATGCCAAATGGAAAGCTTATGAAAGATAGTGATCATGTTAAAAAAAAATCCAATAGCAAAAAAGCTAAGGTCTAGAATCTTTTATTTAAAAGTGGTACAATCCAAGAAGTTGTACAACCGCAAAAAGGAGAAGTTATACACTCTCAATGCCGCGGCACAGAAATAAAAGGAGAAAAATATGGCTAAAAAAGGACCTTGTTGGAAAGGGTATGAAATGATTGGTATGAAGTCTAAAAGTGGACGTAAAGTACCTAATTGTGTGCCTAAAAAATCAAAAGGTGGTGAAATGGAATATAATGGATCTTCTATAAATTCAAGTATAGACGGAGAAACTATTTCTAATCAATCTTTAGTAGATTATTACAAAGGTATGATCTAGTGAAAGCACAAAGACTATTAATTGGTGGTTTATTAACTGCTGGTATTAGATATGGACTTAAAAGATATGCTAAAGCTAGTGGTAAAAAACTTATTGATTTAGGTAAAGGACAGTCTAAAAAATTTGCTAAAGCAGATAAAGTTGACGCTGTAAAACTACATGGTGCTACAAAATTAACTAAAACAGATAAAATTAAATTAAATTATTATAGAGATATATTATAATGGCTTCATCAGGAACAACAACTTTTGATTTAAACGTAGATGAGATAATAGACGAAGCATACGAAAGATGTGGAGTTTCCACTGAATCAGGTTATGATTTAAAAAGAGCTAGAAGAAATTTAAATATTTTATTTTCTGAATGGGGCAATAGAGGACTTCATTTATGGAAAATTAAAAATAAAGAACAGCTTCTTACAGACGGAGTAAGTCAATATGCGACTCCACAAGATTGTAGTGATGTACTAGAAGCTTATATATCTACAGGAGCTGGAAACAGTCCTACAATAACAGATGTGTCTTTAACTAAAACAGATAGATCTACTTACGCTGGATTACCTAATAAAGGAGCTACAGGCCAACCTTCTCAATATTATGTGGATAGACAAATAAACCCTCAAATTTATTTATATCAAACACCTAATGCTGCTACTTATACTTATTTAAAATATTATTATATTGGAAGAATTGAAGATGCTGGAGGATATACAAATACTCCTGATGCACCTTTTAGATTTTTACCTTGTATGGTAGCAGGCCTTTCTTATTATTTATCTTTTTTAAAAGCTCCAGACAGATCTCAAATGTTAAAACTAGCTTATGAAGATGAAATGAAAAGAGCTTTAGACGAAGATGGTTCTAGAACTTCTTTATATATTTCACCTCAAACTTACTTTGGAGATGGTGTATAATGGCTTATGCAACAGGTAAAAGATCTCATGCAATATCAGATAGATCCGGTATGTCATTTCCTTACCAAGAAATGGTTAGAGAATGGACTGGAGCTTTAGTACACATTTCTGAGTTTGAGTCTAAGCATCCTCAAATAAGAAGAAAAACAGTTAAAGCAGATGCGATAGCTTTAAAAAATTCTAGAACACAAGATTTCACATTTCTTTCTGGAGGTGCTATATTTACTACAATTGATTTAACATTACCAGGACAATTTGGTTTTCAGTCTTCTGGAATGCAGCCTGATAATAGTGCAGAACAAAATAGAAGACGACAAATTAATATGAATTTAAATTCAGTTACTGTGGAGATTACATAATGGCTATATCATATGCAAATTTTTTAACACAAATAAGAGACTACACAGAAGTAGATTCTAATGTATTAACGGACACTATTATTCAAGGTTTTATTAGAACAGTTGAATTAGATGTAGCTGGAAAAGTAGATTATGATGATTTAAGAAAATACTCTACTTCTACTTTTACTCAAAACAACAGATATGTAAGCTTACCCGCAGATTGTATGATTGTAAGATCAGTACAAGTTATTAAAGCTAATGGTGATAGATCTTTTTTAGAGAAAAGAGAAACCAGTTTTATTTCTGAATATAATAGTGATGGAACTACAGGCTTACCTGCATTTTTTGCTAATTGGGATGATTTTAATATACTGGTAGCACCTATTCCTGATTTAACTACTTATCAAGTTCAAATTAATTACATCATTGACCCACCTCAATTTACGGCAACGAATACTACTTTTCTTTCTGTATATCAAGAAAGCATGTTGAAACACGGAGTTTTAACTGAAGCTTTTCTTTATTTAAAAGGACCCGACAATCTTTACAGTATGAATAAAAGCAAGTATGATGAAGAAGTCAATTCATTTGCTTTACAGCAAATGGGGAGAAGAAGACGAAGTGAATACGATAGTGGTGTACCTAGAGTTAAGGTACCTTCACCATCACCATAAAATTATATAAAGGAGAAAAATTATGGCAATAACAACAAACGCAATCTGTAATTCTTTTAAAAAAGAATTACTTCAAGGAAAACACGATTTTGATACATCATCTGATACATATAAATTAGCAATGTATACATCAGCAGCAACACTAGGTGCTTCAACTGAAAACTATACAACAGGAAATGAAGTATCATCTTCAGGGTATACTGCAGGGGGTGGAACACTTATTAATCAAGGTGTTAAAGTATCTTCAGCAATAGCTATTACTGATTTTGCTGATTTATCATTTACAGGAGTAACTCTTACTGCAAGAGGTGCTTTGATTTACAACACAACAACTGATGGTGGCACAGGAACTACTGATGCAGTTGCTGTGTTAGATTTCGGTGGAGACAAAACTGCAACAGCTGGAACATTTACAGTTCAGTTCCCTGCATTTACAACATCTGCTGCGATTTTAAGAATTGCATAATTAAGGAACTAAAATGATATGGCTAGTGCGTGGAGTCAAGGAATCTGGGGTCAAAACAATTGGGGTGACCAAGGAAATGTAACTGTACAAGTTACAAGCCTTAACAATTCTAGCTATGGAAATGGAACTTACGGTAGTGGAAACTACGGTGGTTTAAATAATCCCTTATCTGTCTCAATTGGTGATAATTCAGTTACAGCTGAAATAAACGCCGGTTGGGGCAGACTAGATTGGGGTAACCTAGTTTGGGGAGATGCATATACCGTTCAATTAAATGGTATTTCATTAACAAGTGCTATTGGTGAAGAAATACCAATTGCAAACGCAAATGTAGATGTTAATGGAAACTTATTAAATTCAAATATAGAATCAGTTACTGCTTTTACAGATATAGAAGTAGATATTACTGGAATAACTTTAAATTCTANCATTGGTATAGCAACATTTAATAAATTAGATGCTGCTAATTTACAGATGTCTACGGGAATAGGTTCTGTAGATATTGCAGCTGATGGTAATATATCTATTAATGTTACTGAGCACACATTAAATACAAGTATTGGTCAAGTAACAGAAATTATTACAGCAGGACCTGCTGTAGATGGAATAGCAGCTACCATGAGTCTTGGATCTGTTGCAACAACAGCAGATGCAAATTTATCAGTAACCGGTATTGGCTTAACTTCTACAATTGGAACTGCAGTAGCAGACTTAAACCAAGAGGTAGATGTTACCGGAAATGTAGCAACTTTACAACTTGGTCAGGAGACTGCATTTAGTGACGTTACGGTGTCAGTTACAGGGTTCTCTATGGCAATGTCTATTGGGGATGCAGACGCTGTATCGGTGGCAGAGGTTACAGGTCAATTATTATCTGCTAGTATAGGAAGTGTAACAATTACTGCTAACGCAGACATAAGTTTAACTGGTATTTTAATGACTTCTAGTGTTGGAACATCCAACATTACAGCATGGGCTGAGATAGATCCAAATGTAACTAATGTATGGTCAGAGGTTGATTTAGCAGCTTAATAATAGTAAAATATAAATTTAATAGGAGAATTTTTAAATGACATCAGCATATTCAACAGATCTTCAACTCGAACTTATGGTTACTGGCGAGAACGCTGGAACATGGGGTGATAAAACAAATACAAATTTAAATTTAGTACAACAAGCTATTGCAGGTTATGAAGCTGTATCTATAGCAGGTGGGGTACAAACAACTACTCTTGTAATGACTCCAGAAACTCTTTCAAATGCGAGAAATGCAGTTATAAAATTTACAGGAACAATTACAGGAAATCAAACTGTAACAATTCCAAACGGAATTGAAAAAACATATATCTTAGAAAATGGAACTACAGGTTCTTTTACAGTTGCGTTTAAAACTGTTTCAGGAACAGGAGTAACTTTTGCAACAACAGATAAAGGTTTTAAATATGTGTTTTCAGATGGGACAAATGTAAATGATATTGCATTAGCTTCACCTCCAGGAGGAAGTGACAAACAACTTCAATTTAATGACTCTGGTGCTTTCGGTGGAATCACTATGGGGACTACAGGCCAAGTTTTAACAACAGATGGTACAACAGCATCGTTTGGAGATATTTCTGGTGGCACAGATTGGCAAACAGTTAAGACAACAGGTTTTACTGCAGTTGCAGGTGAAGGTTATTTTATAAATACTACATCTGGTGCATTTACAATGACGTTACCCGCATCTCCAACAATTGGTGATGAAGTTGCATTCATAGATTACGCAGGAACATTTGATACAAATAATTTAACGGTAGGAAGAAATTCAGAAAATATTCAAGGCTCTGCAGCTGACTTAACAGTTTCAACTGAAAGGGCAGCTAACACTTTAGTGTACACAGACGGAACACAAGGTTGGCTGTTAAAGGTTAAATAATGGCTGAGTACAGAGAGATCCAAGGAGCGGCTGTTCAGTCGCTGGCATCGAGTACAGGTACGATTGAAGGTCAGATTTGGTATGACACTGCTAATAATGCTTTTAAATTAGAAACATTTTTACCAGAAGGTACATCAAGTTCAGGAAATGTTAATACAGCTAGAACACAGCTTGGTGGTGTTGGAACATTAACTGCAGGTGTAATATATGGAGGTGAGAGTCCCGCTCTTACTGGTGCTACTGAAAATTATGATGGAACTACTTGGACTAATAGTGGTACCGCTCCAGCAACAAAAAGCGACATGCATTCTTCAGGAACACAAACAGCAGCTTTATGGGGTGGAGGTTCGCCTTCAAGTAGTGGTTCTTATGAATATGATGGTTCTACTTGGACAGCTGGAGGTAATATGACTTTTGCTGGTAGAGATTTTACAGGAGGTGGTGTAGGGATTCTAACAGCTGCTTTACAAGTAGGAGGCTTTATAAGTCCAGGAAATCTTTCTGCAGTTATGCAAGAATACAACGGATCATCTTGGTCAAATATACCACAAACTTTTCCTACTGCACCAAACACTGGAGGTTTTGCTAGTTGTGGAACTCAAACAGCTTGTTTATCATCTGGTGGTCCTAGTGCAGCTACTGCTACTCTTAGTTGGGACGGATCTAGTTGGACAACTGAAAACAATTTAGGTATTGGAGCAAGTGGTGCAGTTCAAAGAGGAACTGTAAGTGATGCTATTATGGCTACTGGACATCCTGCTTCTCCACCTACATATGGTGTAGAGATTCAACTTTGGGATGGAACTTGTTGGTCAACATCTCCAGCATCATTTTCTACTGGTAGAGCACAAGCAAGTGGAGGAGGTACAGCGGCGGGGGCATATGTAGCTACTGGTGCTGATGGT